TCAGATAATGCCAACAAGATGGGCACATCGATAGAGTCTATACAGATGGCGTACCAGGGCTTTGCTAAGCAAAACTATACCATGCTAGATAATCTCAAGCTCGGCTATGGTGGTACTAAAGAGGAGATGCAGCGCCTTATAAAGGATGCCTCTAAGATGAAAGATGAGCAGAAAAAACTTGGAATTACTGTTGACGAAAACAGTATGAGTTTTGGGAATATCGTCAATGCACTAAGTGTAATGCAATCTCACATGGGGATAGCTGGAACAACGGCAAAAGAAGCAAACTCTACTCTAGAAGGTAGTGCAAATCAGATGAAAGCCTCGTGGGAAAATCTGCTTACTGCCATTGCTGGTGGAGGGGATGTCGATAAGTCTATGCAAGCCTTTGCTGACTCGATTGCGATATTCTTAAGTAACTTAATTCCAAGGATAAAGGTTGTGGCTAAGAGTCTAGGCAAGGCATTTTCAAAAAGTCTTGTACCAGCGATTTTGAAAGGGTTGGGAAAACTAGGTGATGCGGTCCCAATAATTAAGCCGTTGACATCAATCTTAAAAGGGCTAATTAAGAACTTTGATAAATTTAAGGTCTTAATCGTGATGGTTGCTTCTGCTTTTATTGCGTATAAAACAGTCGTTACAATCGTTACTGCAGCTCAGATACTGTTAAATGCAGTTTTGTTTGCAAATCCTATTATGATTCTCATAATGGCTATTGCAGCGCTCGTTGGTGGTTTTATTTACCTATGGAAAACGTCAGACGGATTCCGTAACTTTTTCATAGGAATATGGACCCATATCAAGAACTTTGTTGGTGCAGTCGTTGATGGGATTGTAACATTTTTTACGGAAACATTGCCGAACGGCATCAAAGCATTTGTATCAAAAGCGATTGACTTTTGGATTTGGTGGGAAACTCTTCCAATCCGAATAGTAATTTATCTAGCACAGGTGATCGCAAAGATTGCTGCGTGGGTTGGAGATTTAGTTGGCCGAGCTGTAAGCGGTATAGCTGATTTTGTGAACAGTATAGTTAATGGAATTAAAGACTTGCCTGGCAAATTTGTGTCTATAGGTGGTCAGATAATCAGAGGTTTTTGGAACGGAATTCACGACAAGTTTAGCTGGCTAATGGATATGATTGGTGGGTTTTTTGGCAGGGTTAAGAGTAAGATTAAATCCTTTTTCGGAATAAAGTCTCCATCTCGTTGGGGTGAAAAGGACATTGGTAACAATCTGATTTACGGTATTGCTAATGGTATCACGAGAAAGACCGCGTATGCACTTGGTGTCGTATCAGACTTTACTAGCAGTATAAAAGATCGTTTCGCAAGCGATATGCAAGGGGTTGAGGCTGACCTAACTGTAAACGGTGGCTACAATGGTTCAAGGCTAAAACGAGATGCAATAACGCTACCTCCAGGGGCAAGATATAATCAGATATCACGTAATGGAGTTAGTGTAGGTGAGACAACTGTAATGCAGACAATAAATATTAATCAGCCCGTTGAGACCCCAGGTGAACATGCAAGGGTACTGAGAAGCGAAGCGGTAAAATTTGGATTGGCAGGTGCGATATGAGCAAAATGGTAAATGTGGAGGCCGTCAGAAGCGATGGTCTCCGATTTAGTTATAACAAAAATGATTGGAAAATGTTGACACTTGAAGGTGTTGACTTTCCTGAAATTGAAGTATTTTCAGAGGCGAGAGGGTTTGGCCACGGTGACATTATCACCGGCATAAGAAAGCATGGGCGACAGATTACGTTGTCGGCAAGAATGATTGGAGCTAATGATAGCTTAAGAGAAGAGGTTATCGGATTTCACAATGCTAATCATAAGTATGATTTGTATGTCACATATGCTGGAGTCACAAAGATAGCTAAAGACTGTGTTCTCAAGGCGGCAAGTTATCCGTCAAGAAATGTTTACCGCAAGCCTAATCTTGAGCTGTTATTTCAGTCGCCTCATGCTGACCTGTTTGGAGACACTAAGGACACGACTGCTTTTAGTGCCGTAAATCCTATGTGGCACTGGACAAGGTACTATGCTCCAGGAGGTGGCAAGCTTGCTTTTGGCGAGATAACAAAGACTGATACAAAGGCAATCAATTATCTCGGAAGCGAACCGGCTCCAATCGTTATCACAATAAAATCAACTGGATATGTACCTGGTATTGACATCGAGATGGGACTGATTAATACAAGCGTTAAAACCGTGCTAAATGCCACTGATGTCCTCGTTATTGACTGCGACAAGCGAACGGTCAAAAAGAACGGTAAAGACGTGCCATACAGCGATTTTGACGCTAGAGACCTCATGCAGATGGTACTTGGCTATGGTGACAATCAAATCAAAATATCAAAAGACGGCAATACAGCATTTACTGCAGAAGTAAGCTTCGTGGGAAGATACGGAGGTGTGTAAATGATTAAGTGTCTAAACAAATTTGGCGAAGAGGTAAAGATGATTGACTTCGTCGAGTTGCAATGGAGTAGGAAATATTTTGAGTGCGGGTCATTTGTACTATACATGGCAGCAAAGGACTATGACCCAGATGTCAAGTACATCCAGTGCGTTGGACGTCCTGAAACAGCAATGGTGCAAAAGGTCGTTTATGAGGAGAAAAATAACGGCGAATTTGTCACTTTGTCAGGCTTTTTTATCGACAAAGTACTCGACTGGAGTGCTTACACGATACCGATTTCGACAATGACATTTAAGAGTAAGACAGAAGTTGAAACGCAATTAAAACAATGGTTACTTGAAACTGTGAATGACAAGTACGCTCAGCCTGGAGGGGGAACGGTAAACGGAGCAAAGTTAAGCACAGATAGTGACGTACCAAGCGAACTGTCTATAAGTGCAGAACTTGGTGAAAGTACAGGCTCTGCTATGCGAAAAGCTTTAAAGTCTGCAGGGTACACACTCATTTGCAGACCGATTTTCTCGGCAAAGGAAGAACCAGGCAAACCACTTCTAGGCATTGAGTTGCACGTTCAAAAGGGCAAGGATTTGCGTGATGACGTATTTTTTGGCGCAGCTTGGGGCAACATCTCGAAATGTGAATATGCATATGACGAAAGTGGGATATACAGTGGCTTTTTAGCGAGCCAGGAAATACCTGATGACTTTAAGACATCAAACGAGGTACATGGCTTTTGGAAGGACGGTAAAAAGGTCAGGACAATACATGAATACGTACAGTTTGATAACAACGTACCTAGTAATCTCGGGCATTGTATTCCGCTCAAAGTTTTTAATGCAAGCATAAGCGGAGTCGAAATCAAGAGCGAAAACGAGGCGCTCATAAGGTCAAAAATGCGAGATGCTGCAAAGCTTGAGATGTTGAACAATTACAAGCAAGAGACTATTTCAGTAGATGTATTGCAGCATCGTTTTTACTACCTCAAAGACTATGACCTCGGTGATATTTGCACGATAAATATTGACTCAATACAAAAAGAATTTACTTCAAGGCTCGTTGAGGTTAGAGAGGTTCATTCTAAAAATACAGTAAAAGTCGAGCTTGTCTTTGGAACTCCAAACAGGCAAACATATAGAAAGGTGGATGTATAGTATGGCAAAGAGTTTTCCATTTGAATCAAAAAGTATAATCGGAAATGAATGGGACAGAGCAATCACAGCCCAGGATGAAAGAGATTTTAACAAGATGTGCTGGGGAAACGGTGTGTTTATTAATCCAATCGATGGGCTAATGGTCACGACACACGGAGGAATGACCGTCAATGTAAAACCAGGAGGCGCAATCATCGAGGGAGCAGTCTTTAAAGAGAGCAATAACAGACAAATCACATTGTCTCCTGCTTCTAGCCTCGCTCGTATAGATCGTATCGTTTTAAGATTTGACACTGCAGAGGATAGACGAGATATAGACATCTATTTAAAAGAGGGCGTTGCTGCAACAAATCCTGTTGCCCAGGATCTCATCCGCGAGTCAAATTATTACGAGCTAGCAATAGCTGATGTCTACATTCCAGCTCGTACAACCTCGATTGAATCCGTCAATATATCTGATACAAGGATGGACTCGAGTCTCTGTGGTTGGGTAGTTCCAGCTGTAGAGTATCGCGGACTATTCGACAACCTGTGGCTCCAGCTAAGAGATAGTTTTGGTACAGTTAACTCAGCACTGTCTGGGACACTTGCCCAGGATCTCAAGCAAGAAATTAAAGTCACAGATGAAAAGTACGCAGACCAGATAAAGCGAGTTAGAGACGACATGGGTAACGCAAGCATGTTAAAAACCAGCGCAAGAAATCTCGCAGATGCAATCAATGAGCTATATAACGGAGGTGGAAAAGCTCAAGATTATGTCATGGAGCAAGGCGAAGTCGATGGATGGCAGTTCGTGAAATGGAAGAGAGGGAGATTAGAGCTTATTAAGACAGCCGATTCGGACTCTAGATCAGGATGGACTGCTGGAGCCTGGAATAACATGATTTTTAACAGAAAAACGTTTACATTCCCATCGTCTTGTCGATTTATTGCAAAGCCAACGGTAATGGCGTCAGTACAGATTGGCAACGGCTATTCGTTTGCTGCTCAAACAATCAATACGCAAAACACAACGATGCTGACGGTGGCAGCTAGCCAGAGCTCCGCATCTGCAGACATTTTAAACTTGCAAATCTACGCGATTGGCAAGTGGAAATAGGAGGAGCATATGGGAGAACTGACAAGGGAAGAGTGGCTAGAACGCAAGAATACCATTGACATCAAGATACAATGCCACGATGACGAAATCAAAAGAATGAATACGCGATTGACGATTGTTGAGGACATGACAAGGGAAATACAGAAAATCAACACGAACATAGAACTTATGATACAAAAAATGGATATACATCATGAGGAACTCAACGAGCAAGGCGAAAGAATCAATGCACTTGAGCAAGTACCTAAAATGAGGTGGAACGCAGTTGTCCAAGCTATCATATCCGTGTTAATAGGCTCAGGAATGACACTAGTTATTCAAAATATTTTAGTTAGGTAAAGGTGGAAATAACTCCACCTTTTTATTTTTTATTCAAGGAGGTACATTATGAATCTTGAATTTTTAACAAATCTTTACATTCCACTAGTTATCGCAGTTTGTTTGGTAGTAGGTTACTTGATGAAAAAGTTTTTACCAGCTGACAACAAGTACATACCACTCACAGTCACAGTGCTAGGAGCGATACTAGGATGTATCAACGCACAGGAGATAACCCTAGTGGCTATTGCTAGTGGTATGATTAGTGGACTTGCAAGTACAGGCTTGCATCAGATTTTTAAGCAGATTTTAAAACTAGACAATGAATCAA